TGACAGTTGACCCTTATTCAGGTGCTACTGCTGGCTTGACTAACGTAGTTCTTAACGCTTATTTGGATACTGCCCTATTGCAGCCTGCGGCCTTCGCAGTTTGTAAGGACATCGTAGCCTAATAACCTGCCCGCTCGGGGGCGTTAAAGTCCGAGTTCTGCGGGGGGTATTGAGTTACCCCCCTCGGGCCAAATGTTAGTAAAATTTTTGATTAATCCAACAGGGCACTTTAACCTTAGTTACAACTTGGGCGAAGTGGTAGACATTGAAACAAAGCAAGCCGAGTTATTACTTGAGGCGGGGGCTGTTGAAATTGTAGCTGTGCCTAAAGTGAGTAAAAAGAAACCGACTAACCCAGAGACCGAACTAGACGCCGAATAATGTTTAAAAGTAGAAGATACACAGCCTTTGCAAATGTTGCCACAGACTATTTAAGTTTGGCCGACGCTAAACAGCATTTGCGCGTTACTGCCTCAGACGATGACAGTTATATTACGGGGCTTATTTCTATGGCCGTAGATACTTGCAGTAACTACTTAGGCTACTCAATTAAGAAGGGTACGGCAAAATATGGCTTTGACAGCTTTACGGGCTCGCCTGCTTTGATTAATCCTGTAAATGGACTCAACATACCTAGCGGCAATTATCTACGCGTAAATAGCCGCGTGTTGGCTGTTAACTCTGTAAGTTATGTAAACGCTAGCCAAGCGGTAACGGCATTTGCAGGGAGCGATTGGATAGTAGCGCCTGACCCAATGGGCAACTATACGCGAAATATCTTTATCAATACCGCGCCCGACTCAATTACCGACGATACAATTAAGTATATTATTGAAGTATCTGAGGGATTTAATCCAGTAGGAACCGCAAGCGTTGACCCAGATACAATATTTCCAATGGCAATTAAACACGCTGCTTTGTTATTAGTGGGCCAGTATTACGATAACAGGAATGCCGTAACGATTGGAGCAAATAACTCACCGATGGCGTTAGGCTTCGAGTACCTTTTAGACCCTTACAAAATCCAAATTATACTATAATGCAAGCGGGCGCAATGGATGTACTAGTTAGTTTGCAGAGTTATGCGGAAACTATCGACACCAATACAGGCGAAAAATTGCAGACGTGGACTCAATACGCAACGGCTTGGGCTCAGCGCGTAGAGCAGGAAAACGGAACCGAGCAAGTGAACGCAGACCGCCGCGAGCATAAGCAAATAGTTTATTATACCGTGCGCTATAATTCAGCAATCGGAGTTAAGGACAGGATAGTTGACGCGGGGCTTAATCACAATATTGTTAACATTGCAAACATAGCGCGCAATTTATATTTGAAGTTGGAAACGGAATTAACAGAGTGAGCAACAAAGTAGAAAATATCGCGGAGGTTATTAACTCATTAAAAGCAATGGGCGTCGAATTAGATAGCCCCGATTTGCAGCGTATGCTCAAAGCTCAGGCGTTGCCAATAATTAATAGTGCAAAGAATTTAGCGCCAAAGGAAGGCGGAGACTTGGCGGCATCCATCGGCTTTATTACTGGAAAGGACAAGGACAACAAGACCAAAGTATTGATAGGATTGCGCAAAGAATATGAAAATAATTACCTTGGCCCAATGTTTGAATTTGGGGTACCAACAAATCGTATCCAAGGAACCACGGGCAGAGACACAGGAATATTAAAAGCGCGCCCTTTTATGCGCCCTGCATTGGACCAAAACGCAGGCAAGGTAACGGACGGAATTATTAACGGAGTAGATAAAATACTTTCTAAATTAGCAAAAAAAAATAACTTAATATACAAATAAAATGCCAACCACAGGACCAGTAAACGGAACGCTTATAAGCATCTTTAAAGATGTGAGCGGCACACTTAAAAAAATCGCTAACGCGACATCAAACTCAATCGACATTTCTAAAGACATGATTGACGTAACAAGTAAAGACAGCGCAGGCGCAAAGGAATTTATTGCGGGCGAGTATGGCTACACTTTAAACGTCGAAGCAATCTTTGAAGACGACTCTAGCGTAGGAGCTACTCAACAATCTTTTAAAGACTTGGCTACCGATTTGCTAGCGGGTACTTTGTTGACTATTGTAATGTCTTCAAACGTAACAGGCGACGAAAAATATACTGGTACTGCCTTCTTTACATCATTAAGCCTTAGCGCACCTAACAACGATAAAGCAACTTGGACAGGCACCTTGCAGGGCTCTGGAGCTTTGACTATTGGTACAGTTGCTTAATAGTTTAAAAGTTTAAGTATATTTGTGCCATGAGCACTACAATTAAACTAGGGGGTGCTGAGCATCCCCTTTTATTTAACATGAATAGCCTTCGTAATATTATGGAGGTTGCAGGAATGGAAACCTTTGCGGATTTAAACCTGCAAAAGGACTTAGCCAAGTCTATGGATTTTGCGCTAAGCTGCGCGTTTTACGGCATCCTAGAAGGCTACGAGGCGCAAGATAAAAAGACGCCTTACGCAACCGTGCAAAAGTTAGGCGCGGCGATTAAAAAGTTTCAAGAAATTAGCCCAGCGTTGGAAGGTTTCACGGCAGCAATTACAGAATTTTTTGCACCTGCTGAAGAGACAGCGGGGGAGTAAATGCCAAGGGCGACAGCGCCCCGCTGACTTGGCGCAAGATTGAGCGCATTGCTTATGGCGAAATGATGCTAAGCGAAAAAGAGTTTTTACTTTCTACGCCTCGCTTTTGGCGTTTGAAATTGGAAGGGATGCGCGAAGCTCAGCAGCAGCAGTATAGAAACCAATGGGAAATAACCCGCTGGGCAGTTGCTACGGGTATGGCCCCACACTTAAAGAAACCTATTGAGCCCAAACGGCTGTTAACATTTCCATGGGAGGTATCCGATTACCTATCAATACACGACGCAGTTAAGTTATATTCGCATGTCTTTGATAAGTTAACCCCAGACGCCAAAGCATGAGCGCAAATAAAATAGTTTACAACATCCTAAGTAATAACGCTGCGCTCACTGCGCTAATATCTACGCGGTTAAATCCCGTAAGAATACCACAGGAAAGCGCGTTTCCTGCTGTGAGTTACCAGTTAATTAGCGACATACCGAACCCTACAAAGTCAGGGCATAGCCGCACGGAGTTTGTGAGGGTGCAAGTAAATGCTTACGGGATTACTTTAGCAAGTGCCGAGTCGGTATCTTCAGCTATTAGGACGGCGTTTGAAGCGGTGACTTTGCCGAATACTTTTAACGGGATTAAATGCCAAACGATAGAGTTTGATAACGAAATACAAACCGCCGAAGATACGGCAGCCTTTGCGGGTTTATACCAAATTTCTCAAGACTATATAATCAATTTCACGCGTGGCTAAGAGTTTAAATATTGTAATCGGTGCAGACATTGAGAAACTGCGCGAAGGCTTTAATAAGGCTATTGCGATAGTCCAGAGCAGTGGCAAACGAATGAGCGACGATGTGGCTAAGTCCGCTAAGTCGATGGAAGAGCGTTTGGCTGCTATTGCTACGCGTAACCCAACAATGGGCAGCGTAAGACAGTTAACCCAATTAGCAATGGAAGCGCGGGCTTTAGGTCCAGAGTTTGCCCAAGTTGCTAACGAAATAATTAAACAGGCGGGCCGCATGAAGGACGCCATAGCCGACACTCGCGGGGAGGTTGGGTATTTTGCAAGCGATACGCGTAGGCTAGACGCTGTGCTTGGTGGAGTGCAGGCAGTTGCTGGAGGCTTTGGAGTTGCGCAAGGAGCTGCTGCTTTATTTGGCGGAGAGAATAAAGAACTGCAGGCTACAATGGTTAAGCTGCAGGGGGCAATGGCATTAGTAACTGGGTTGCAGGCGGTACAAAATGCCTTGCAGGCGGAAAGTGCTTTTATGGTTGGATTAAATACGGCAGCCACAAAAATACAAACCTACGTTTTAGGACAGGCTACCGTTGCAGCGCGTGTTTATTCTGCGGCTTTATTAGCTACTGGTGCAGGGGTTATTATTGCGGGCTTAGTTTTAATTTATAATGCACTACAAAATAATGCGGAAGCGGCAAAAGCTGCGGAGGATGCGCAAGATAAATATAACGAAAGCCTACAATCAAGTAACGAAAGGGCTATAAAATTTGTTGAAAGGCAGTTAGAATATAGAAAAGACGTTGCAGTAAAACAGGCTAAACTAGCGGGCAAGACAGAGGCAGATATTGCAAAGATTGAACTTGAGCACATGAATAAAAGGCTTAAGTCTTTAAGAACTATGCAAGAGTCTTTAGCTGAAGATTCTCAATCAAAATTAGATTTAACGCAGACAATACAAGGGCTAGAAAACGATATAGTATTAAAGGGATTAGACAACCAGATTGCTGCTAAAGATAAGTCAGTAACAAAAAATATAGCTCTTAATAAAAAACAATTAGAGACAGAGCTGCAATTAATAAAAGACCACGGCAAAGCTGTAAACGATGCGGAAAGTTTTAGAATTGAACGCAATAAAAAGCTCAAAGACAAAGCCGCTGCTGACGCTTTAAAATCAAAGCAATTTAGCGGCGCTAACATGATTGCTGGCACGGCGGTTGCGCCTGTTTTAATTCAGGTTAAAATTGACCCAAAATCTTACAGCCAAATTGTACAAGATTTTGATAAGTTAATGACGGACGTAAGTAACGCCATTGCTACAATGGGCGAAGATATTGCAGTTGCTTTTGGTGAAGCTATTGGCGGTGCAATGTCTGGGCAGCAAGACGTATTAGCAAATTTTGGCGATGCTATATTGACTGCACTTGGAGGCTTTATGTCGCAAGTCGGTAAAATGTTAATTGCTTATGCTATCAGTATTGAAAAATTGCAAACTGCATTTGCAAATCCGACAGAGGCGCTTATTGCGGGTATTGCATTAGTTGCTATTGGAGGGGCTATTAAATCGTCTATGAAAAAAGGGCCGTCAGTTCCAGCCTTCGCAGAGGGTGGTA